CCCCCTTGACAAAGTCAGACAAACTAATTACTATCCCGTATAGCGAAATACCCCCCGTACCTCTTTTATTTAGGTTCCATACCCCCATAGGGTATATATTTTGCAAAACGTTTTTAAGTAAACGCACAAGGAAAACACATGCCGTTGGTTATAACACCAGAAGCAAACATACCCCTTCCATTCGACACCACGCCGGATGAAGTAAAAGAATTTCGAGAGAGAGCTCGTATTGCAGTCAATACGATTAAGGCTCTTGTCGCCCAAGGCGCTAAAGTTGAAGTATCCGAGAAGGATACATTTGAATCTCACAAGCTATTTGCAGGGCAAAGACCACTTAACGTTGTAAACGAGACCCCGGGTACCTTAATACACCTCGATACTCTGCTAACTGAGTACGATAAAGGGCTGCTCAACGCTACAACCCGCCTAAGAAACTACGTAACTAACAAGTTAATTGAAGAATCTGCCAACCTAGACCCTAAAATCCGTATGAAATCCCTAGAATTGCTAGGAAAGATTGGAGATGTAGGGCTTTTTGCGGAAAAAATCGAGGTTACGCACACAATTAAGTCCAGTAAAGAGATCGAACAGGCAATTATGCAGCGCTTAGAGAAGTATATGGGCGCGGTAGAGGTAGTATCCGAGGAAAAACTTAAGGTTCAGGAGCTAGACAAAGAACTATTTGATGCTGAACTCATTGAAATCGACAAGCAAGAACAAGAAGCTAACCCATTTGTACCGAACGACTTCTCGATTAAAGACTTGGCAGACGAAATTTAATGAACCCAGAGTTAGCTAAGAAGATTAAGTTGGCAATGCCACAGATGCCGGAGCATGAGCAGCAAGATATGCAGGTGTTGTTGGATCAGTACGAAGAGTCTACTAAGATTGAACGGTGTCAGGCTTCATTTATGGACTTTGTCCATCAGGTCTGGCCTAATTTTATTCACGGAGCACATCATGAGAAAATGGCAGAGGCGTTTGAACGTGTTGCGAGAGGGGAGACTAAAAGACTTATTATTAATATGCCTCCTCGACATACTAAATCTGAATTTGCATCTTATCTACTTCCCGCTTGGTTCTTGGGTAAATTTCCGTCGAAGAAAGTCATTCAAACATCGCATACCGCTGAGCTTGCCGTTGGGTTTGGTCGTAAGGTTAGAAACTTGGTCGACAGCGAAGCCTACAAATCTGTATTCCCAGAATTGGGGTTACAAACTGACTCAAAAGCTGCTGGTCGATGGAACACCAACAAGGGCGGAGATTACTTTGCGATTGGTATTGGAGGCGCTGTTACAGGTAAAGGCGCGGACATTCTTATTATCGATGACCCCCACTCCGAGCAAGAAGCAGCCTTAGCAGAAGTAAACCCAGAGGTCTACGACAAAACATACGAGTGGTATACATCAGGTCCTCGTCAGCGGTTACAACCAGGTGGTGCGATTGTAGTAGTAATGACGCGCTGGTCGAAGCGGGATTTGACGGGCCGGGTGCTTAAGAGTGCTGCGCAGCGCAATGATGAAGGTTGGGAAGTAATTGAGTTCCCTGCTCTACTCCCTAGCGGTCGTCCCCTCTGGCCTGAGTTTTGGAGTAAGTCCGAGCTTGATGCGTTAAAACTAGAGTTGCCTAACTCTAAGTGGATGGCACAGTACCAGCAGCAGCCGACGTCAGATGAGAGTGCGATAATTAAACGTGAGTGGTGGCAGCCGTGGGAAAAAGATAATCCGCCGAGCTGTGAGTTTGTAATTCAGTCTTGGGATACGGCGTTCCTCAAGACCCAGCGGTCTGACTATAGTGCGTGTACTACTTGGGGTATTTTTTACAAGGACGACGCGACGGGTAGGCAGCAAGCAAACATTATATTACTTGACGTGCTCAAAGAACGGATGGAGTTTCCGGAACTCAAAGCAACTGCACAGCAGATGTATAAAGAATGGGAACCGGACTCTCTGATTGTTGAAGCGAAGGCTTCGGGTGCGCCGTTAGTGTTTGAGTTACGCGCGATGGGTATCCCCGTGCAAGAGTTTGTACCGTCAAAAGGTAACGACAAAATTGCCCGTTTGAACGCAGTTTCTGATATATTTGCATCAGGTAGAGTATGGGTTCCACAAACAAGTTGGGCTGAAGAATTAGTAGATGAAGTGGCTTCATTCCCAGCAGGCGATCATGATGACTTGGTTGACTCCATGACACAGGCGCTATTACGTTTTAGGCGTGGTGGGTTTCTCCAATTGGACTCTGATTATGAAGATGAACCAATGGAATTTAGACGTTCAAGAGGAAAGGCGCTATACGCGCTATAAATAAGGAAAAAACATGGCAACAAATATGGACAAAGGGGCATATGCTGCCCCACAAGGACTGGAAGAACTTGCAGCTGCTCAGATGCAACCAGATTTAGAGATTGAGATTGAAGACCCGGAAAGCGTAGAAATTTCAGCTGGTGGGATGGACATTATCATTGAACCGGGCAAAGAAGAAGACGACGAGTTTAATACTAACTTGGCAGAAGAACTATCTGATGGGTATCTAGCTGAATTATCAGGCGAACTGCTAGGCGACTACGAGGGCGACATCTCATCCCGTAAAGAATGGTTAGATACTTATGTTGATGGTATTGAGCTGTTGGGCATGAAGGTTGAAGATCGTACAGAACCATGGCCTGGCGCTTGTGCTGTATTCCACCCACTCCTTGCTGAAGCAATCGTTAAGTTCCAAGCAGAAACAATGATTGAGACTTTCCCAGCTGCAGGTCCAGTTAAGACACAGATTATCGGTAAAGACACACCTGAGAAAGAAGCTGCAGCAGAACGTGTTAAAGAAGACATGAACTATCAGCTAACTGAAGAAATGCCAGAGTATCGCCCAGAACATGAACGTATGTTGTGGGGCCTAGGTTTATCAGGTAACGCTTTTAAGAAGGTGTACTACGATCCCTCACTAGAACGTCAAGTATCTCTATTTATTCCTGCAGAAGACATTGTTGTGCCATACGGTGCAAGCTCATTACAGACAGCGCCACGTGTAACCCACGTCATGCGCAAGACAGAGAACGAAGTTCGTAAGCTCCAGGTAGCTGGATTTTATCGCGACATTGAACTAGGCGAACCATCACACACAATCGAAGAAGTAGAGAAGAAGATTGCTGAGAAGATGGGATTCAATGCAACAATGGATGACCGCTATAAGCTATTAGAAATGCACGTCGACTTAGACCTTGAAGGCTATGAAGACGAAGATAAAGATGGCGACCCTACAGGCATTGCACTTCCATACGTGATAACAATTGAACGTGGTACAGGTGAAGTATTAGCAATCCGTCGTAACTGGAACCCAGACGACAAGACAAAACAAAAACGTCAGCACTTTGTACATTATGGGTACATTCCGGGCTTTGGTTTTTACTGCTTCGGTTTGATCCATTTAATTGGAGCTGCTGCTAAATCAGGCACGATGCTCTTACGTCAGTTGGTTGATGCGGGTACATTATCTAACCTTCCAGGCGGGTTCAAAACACGCGGCTTACGTATTAAAGGCGACGACACTCCAATTGCTCCAGCTGAGTTCCGTGACGTAGACGTACCGTCAGGCACAATTCGTGACAACATCCTACCATTGCCATACAAAGAACCATCACAAGTATTGCAATCACTTATGGTTCAAATCATTGATGAGGCTAAAGGCTTTGCTAACGCAGCAGATCCACAAGTTTCAGATATGTCAGCTAACTCTCCAGTAGGTACAACCTTAGCAATTCTAGAGCGTACTCTTAAAGTATCTTCAGCAGTTCAAGCGCGTATCTATTATGCAATGAAACAAGAGTTTAAACTTCTTGCGGGGATTATCCGTGACTACACACCAGACGATTACGACTACGAACCAGAAGTAGGTTCACGTTCAGCTAAACGTTCTGACTACGACATGGTTGATGTAATTCCTGTTGCTGATCCTAACGCGGCAACAATGGCACAAAAGGTTGTTCAATACCAAGCAGTAATGCAAATGGCGCAAGGTAATCCAGATATTTATGACTTGCCAGAGTTGAACAAACAGATGCTAGAAGTTTTAGGCGTTAAAAACATAGGCAAGCTAATCCCTGCCGTTGAGTCTGACGAACCTAAAGACCCAGTTACTGAAAATATGAATCTAATCACAGGTAAACCTGCAAAAGCGTTTATCTACCAAGACCACGAAGCGCATATCCAAGTACACATGGCAGCAATGCAAGACCCTAAGATGGCGCAACTAATTGGGCAGTCACCAAAAGCTCAACAGATTCAAGCAGCTTTTTCCGCGCATATTAGTGAACACTTGGCATATTCATACCGTAAACAGATTGAAGAACAGTTGGGTACATCCCTACCAGCACCAGAAGAGAAACTTTCAGAACAAGTGGAAGTACAAATCTCTCAATTGGTTGCTCAAGCTGCTCAACAACTCTTACAGAAGAATCAAGCTGAAGCACAGCAACAACAAGCTCAGCAACAACAGCAAGATCCAATGGTTCAAATGCAACAACAAGAGTTGGAACTTAAAGCGCAAGAAATCCAGATTAAAGCGCAGAAAACTCAAGCTGACATTGAGATTGATAAAGCCAAGTTGCAGGTTGACATCATGCGTATCCAGTCAGAAGAACGCAAAACAGGCGCTCAGATTGGGCAGAAATCAGCTGTAGATCGCGCACGTATGGAACAAGATGGATCTAAGTTCCAGCAAGAGCAACAAGCAGAAGGGGTACGTATAGGTATGGACGCAGCTAAAGTTAGACGCCAACAAGATATCCAGATGCAACAACGGCAGCAAGCTGCGCAAACACAACAACCTAAAGAGGAATAAGCATGAATGAAACGCTAGAACATTTGATGGAACAAATCGAAGAACGGCGCAACGCAATTATCGAAAGCCTTGGTGATGGTGCTGCCAAGGACTTCGGTTCTTATCAACAATCTGTCGGTATGGTTCGAGGTCTACTTACCGCGCAGTCTTTAATCGCAGACCTCGCAAAAAATATGGAGAACTTTAATGACTAACCTTGACATCGGTCAAGCAATGGACCTGTCCAATTTGGCAGATCGTGCCAAAAAGGAAGCACAGGAAGAAGCAGAAATACGAGCAATCGTAGGTGACGCGACGGAAGTGGAGAAAGCAGCGCAACTGCCGAAACCAAAAGGCTGGAGTATTCTATGTGCAGTACCTGACGCAGAAGATAAGTATGAAAGTGGTATTTACAAACCTGATTCTGCTAAGAAAATAGAAGAAACATCTACCGTAGTATTGTTCGTCGTAGAACTAGGCGATCTTTGCTACAAAGACGAAATGAAGTTTCCTACAGGCCCATGGTGTGAGAAAGGTGATTTTGTTCTTACCCGTGCGTATGCAGGTACTCGTTTTAAGATTCATGGTCGTGAATTTAGAATTATTAATGATGATACGGTCATGGGTACTGTACAAGACCCACGCGGGTACGAGCGCGCATAACCAATACACTATTTTATAGTGCAAATAAGGAGTAACAAATGGCTTTAGATAATGAAGAGTTTGAATTTCCAGAACCGGTTGAAGTTGGTTCCGAGGATAAAGAAGTAAAAATTGATATTGAACTAGACCAAGGCGATGTTGATATTGACATTGTTGATGATACCCCAGTTCAAGATCGTGACCGCAAGCCACTACCAAAAGATATTGTAGATGAGCTTGAAAAAGATGAGCTTTCTGATTATTCAGAACGTGTTAAAGAACGTATGGCTCAGCTTAAGAAAGTTTGGCATGACGAACGCCGTGCTAAAGAAGCAGCAGACCGTGAACGTGAGGAAGCTGTTAACTATGCTAAGGCATTAACGGATAGAAACAAACGTTTATTAGAAAACTTGAACAACGGAGAACAAGTACTAATCCAAACTTCAAGGACATCAGCGGAATCTGAGCTTAACTTAGCTAAAAAAGAATACCGTGAAGCTTATGATGCAGGGGATACAGATAGAATTATCGACGCCCAACAACGCATGAATGAAGCTCAATATAAACTGACTCAAGTGCATAATTATCGCCCACAATACGATAATGCTTTACAAAGTGCCGAAGATCCTGTATATATACAACCTGAACGGGCCCAAGTACCAAAACCTGATCGTAAAGCTCTTGCTTGGCAAGATAAGAATGATTGGTTTGGATCTGACGAGGAAATGACTAGCTTGGCTTTGGGCCTGCATGAAAAGCTAGTTAGAAGCGGTGTAAACCCAGCCTCAGATGACTATTACACTACCATCGATAAAACGATGCGCAAACGATTCCCAGAATACTTTGGGGATGATTCGCTGGACGTGGAAACACCCGCCCAACGCACAAAACCGTCAACCGTTGTAGCTTCGGCTTCGCGTAGTACCGCGCCTAAAAAAGTACACCTGACTAAAACTCAATTAGCTTTGGCTAAAAAGTTTAATCTAACACCCGAACAATATGCACGTGAGACTTTAAAATTGGAGAAAAAATAATGGCTGATACTAGACTAGATCGTGATTTACAAACTCGTGAAACCTTTCAACGACAAGCACAATGGGCTCCGGCAGCTTTGCTACCAGAAGTTACAAAAGTGCCTGGTTGGGCGTATCGCTGGATTCGTACTAGCATGGTAGGTCAAGCTGACGCTACTAACGTTTCTTCCAAAATGCGTGAAGGTTGGGAACCCGTCAAATTGTCGGAACATCCTGAACTACACTTATACTCAGACCAAAATTCTCGCTTCAAGGATTCAGTAGAAGTGGGTGGTTTGATGTTATGCAAGACCCCGGAGGAGTTTGTTAACCAACGTACTGATTATTACAATAGTCAAACCCAGTCCCAGACTGATGCGGTGGATAACAGCTTCATGAAAGAGAACGATGTGCGTATGCCTTTATTTAAAGAGAAACGCACTACAACATCGTTCGGTAAAGGTAAATAATTAAGGAGATTTATATGGCTACTACAGCAGCCCCATATGGTCTACGTCCTATCAATTTAATCGGCGGTCAAGTCTTTGCAGGCTCAACACGTCAAATCAAAATTGCTAGTGCGTATGCTACAAATATCTTTTTCGGTGATATCGTTTCTATTGCAGCAAGCGGTACTATTGAAAAAGTAACAAACGTAGGTTCAGCAGCAGACCAATTCCCAGCAACAGGTGTTATTGGTGTGTTTTTAGGCTGTACATACACAGACCCTAGTTTAAAATACAAACTAAATAACCAATACTGGCCCGCTTCAACAGCAGCATCTGATGCTATGGCGTATGTATGTGATGACCCAGATGCATTGTTCCAAATCCAAGGTTCAGGTTCAGTAGCACAAGCAGATTTGGGCTTAAACTACCCAGTTGTTCAAACTGCTGGCTCTACAACTACAGGTAACTCAAAAATTGCATTGGATGCAGCTGGTGGTGCAGTAACTGCTACTATCGGTCTACGTTTAGTTGATTTTGTGGACGGCCCATTCTCTACAGTTGGTGATGCATTTACTGATTGTATCGTTAAATTTAACTTCGGTCAGCATAGTTATTACAATGCTACCGGTCTATAAGGAGAATAAGTAATGGCTATTTCACGCGCACAGTTACTTAAAGAACTATTACCAGGCTTAAATGCTTTGTTTGGTTTAGAGTACAAACGTTATGGTGAAGAACATCAAGAGATCTACGAAACAGAGACCTCAGAACGTTCTTTTGAAGAAGAAACAAAATTGTCTGGCTTCTCAGCAGCACCTGTTAAAAACGAAGGCAATGCTATCGCTTATGACAATGCTCAAGAAGCTTGGACAGCTCGCTACACACACGAAACTATTGCTCTTGGCTTCAGCTTAACTGAAGAAGCTGTAGAAGATAACTTGTATGACACATTGTCTGCTCGTTATACTAAAGCACTAGCTCGCGCTATGGCGTACACAAAACAAGTAAAAGCAGCTAACGTATTGAACAACGGTTTCAACACCAGCGGTTCATACAACGGCGGTGACGGTGTGCCACTATTCAGTGCATCTCACCCGCTTATTACTGGCGGTACAAACAGCAACATTCCTACTACTCCAGCTGACTTGAACGAAACTTCATTGGAAAATGCAGTTATTCAAATCGCAGCTTGGACTGACGAACGTGGCCTATTGATCGCTGCTAAACCACGTAAATTGGTTGTTCCACCAGCATTGCAATTCGTTGCTACTCGCTTGTTGGAAACTGAATTACGTGTTGGTACTACAGACAACGACATCAATGCATTGAAAAACAACGGTTCAATCCCAGAAGGTTACGCAATTAACCACTTCTTGACCGACAACAATGCTTGGTTCTTGACTACAGACGTACCTAACGGTATGAAGCACTTCGTTCGTACTCCATTGAATACATCAATGGATGGTGATTTTGACACTGGTAACGTGCGTTATAAAGCACGTGAACGTTACAGCTTCGGTTGGTCAGATCCACTAGGTATGTACGGTTCAGCAGGCGCTTAATAACGCTTAGTAAGACAAGAGGGAGCTTCGGCTCCCTTTTTTAATGATTTTACGTATGGATTAGTTTGTTTATAGGCGTATAACTACACTCATAGTGTACATCCCGTACATTTTGTAAACTAGGAGAAACATTATGTGGACTAAACCAGCAGCTACTGAAATGCGTTTTGGTTTTGAAGTTACTATGTACGTAATGAATAAATAATTTTTTTGGGCGGTTAAGCCGACAATAGAGGATGTAGTAAGTAACGAGTTTTTCGGCTTTCTGCGTTACATGCAACAACTACCAAATCTACGCCCTTTTACTTTCTTCCCAGTGATGCTTTCGATGGCAATTACTACAAAGCACAACGCATTTATTCATAATCTCTTCTATAGCAAAGTTATATCTGCCTGACCGAAGAAGTTCGGTAATCTTTTTGTTAGCTGGATTAGGTACTACATGATGGAAATCTAAGGTGGCGGGGTGGTTTTCTCCGCATTTGGTACAGGATAAACGGGCTTTAAAAGCCGCAAATTCAGCCCTCTGGTTCTTTCTTGCTTTAGCTGATGCTGCTATTACCTTATCTTTATTAGCCTCGTAGTATTTTCTTGCATATTCTCTTTGTTTTTCTTTCTGTTTAGCTACGTCTTTATAAGGCATTGAGGTTCCAATAAACAGTTGACACTTAAACAATAACATAGTATAAAAGCAACATCTAGGAATATTTTTTACTGGCCCAAACTGACCTAGCAGATATTATAGAAATTGGGTTGGAAAGTGCTATAACACAAAGGAAATTAAAATGGCAATCGCAACTCATTTAGGCCCATGGTTATTGGGTACTGTAAAAAACACTACTGGCACAACAGCTGGTACAATCCGCAACACAGGCGCTACTGAAGTCACTCAGACAGTTACACTCCCATTCGCATCAATCAATGCTTCGCTTACAGGTAGAGCGTTTGTACTTCCAGCAGGTGCAATGATTACATATTTCAAATACTTTGTTACAGAAACATTTAGTGGTGCTACAACTGTTAAATTAACTATCGGTGCTACTGATGTTACAGCGGCTACTACTGTTACAGGCCCTGCTAATCCAGCGAACATGACTGGGGCATCAGCTGCTGATGCAGTAACGTCTTTGTTTAATAACGTTGGTACTACAGATGCTATTGTTAACTACACAGCTACTAAAGCAGCAACTTTGACTACAGGGTCTGTAACAATTCAATGTACATACACTGTACGTAACTCTGACGGTACATTCCAACCAACAGCGTTTACAGCTTAATTAATCTAGGGGCTACGGCCCCGCTTACAATCTAAGGAGATTAATTATGGCAATGCAATATGACGTAAAATCGGTACTTCTAGCTCAAGGTGACGTGTTTAATGAAAGAATTCGAATAAAAGGCCTTTTAATTTCTTGCCCGACAAACGGCAATGTTATTCTATTTGAATCTGATTCAGCTGGCAATTTAACCAATTACTTATTTCAGCTAAACACCCCGCCGGTAGCTATTGCAACATTTATTCCTATCCCTGGCGAGGGTATTTTGGCTAATAGACTTGTTGTGGTGAACCTAAATAATTCTGAAGTAACAATGTTCTATGGCTAAGAAAAAGGGCGTATCCCTAGCTATTGGTCGTGGTGAGAAACTACCGGTCTCTCAGGGGGCTGGTCTTACCGCTAAAGGCCGTGCTAAGTACAACAAAGCTACAGGGTCTAACTTAAAGGCACCACAACCAGAAGGCGGACCACGTAAAAAGTCGTTCTGTGCTCGTATGTCAGGTATGCCAGGCCCAATGAAGGATGAAAAAGGTCGTCCTACCCGCAAAGCAGCTTCACTAAAAAGATGGAAGTGTTAAATGAGCGTCGAAAGAGAATTAGCGGTTCATGAAACCGAGATTAAACATTTACAAGCTGATATGGATAGATTGGTTGCCGATATGGAATCAATTAAAACAACACTTAACGCAATTAATTCAACACTTGCGGAAGCTCGTGGAGGCTGGAAAGTATTAATGATGGTTGGTGGTGCAGGTGGTGCTCTTGGCGCTATTGTTACACAATTTGCGCATAAAATATTTGGATAAGGAAATAATATGAAAAACGATATGATGCAAGACAAGAAGACAGTCAAAAAAGCTGTTGGTATGCATGATAAACAAATGCACGGCGGCAAGAAAACTGACCTAGCATCGCTTAAAAAAGGCGGTATGTGCAGCGGCGGCAAAGCTAAGAAGATGGCTAAAGGCGGCGGCATTGAAGTACGTGGTAAAACTAAAGGGAAGATCTGTTAATCATGGCTGACGATAAAAAAGAAGATAAAGGTACGCTAACAAAGGTTAAAGAATTCTTTATTGGCACACCTGAGCAAAACAAAAAAGCTGCTGACGAAATGAAAGCGCAGGATAAAAAGAATCCTGAAAGCACACAAGCTAAAATCAACAAAGTATCTAACTACAGCGGCTACAAAAAAGGCGGTTCAGTTTCTTCAGCATCTAAACGTGCTGATGGTTGCGCAGTGCGCGGAAAGACAAAGGCTTAATCATGGCTTATAATGACCCAATGCAACCGCAGCAAACTTATCCGTTTCCGAGTACATCTACAGGAACAGCGGATTCTGGCGTAAATCAGACTTTTAATATTCAGCCTACGGCGTCTACAGGCATGAAAAAAGGTGGTAAGGTTAAAACTAAACGTATGGCTCGCGGCGGCGGCTGCGAAGTTCGAGGAAAAACTAAAGGAAGAATGGTGTAATTATGGGTATGGGATCAGTAATGGGCGGTGCATCAAAAGCCGTAAGAAATGGCACAGCTAATATTAGCCCAACAGCATCGGCTCAACCATCTGCAAACGGCATGGGTGGTAAAGGCGGTGGCGCTCCAATGCCACAAAGACCTCAAGTACCAATGGGCAGAATGAACGGTATGCCAGGAATGTTTCCGCAACGACCACCAATGGGTGGAATGAATCCTAAAGGCGGCGGAATGCCAATGCCTACACAACAACCGGTAAGTGGAATGGGCGGTAAAGGCGGGCAAATCCCTTCACAATACGGCGGGTTTGGTCAAATGCCTCCTCAAGTAAAACCAGGTATGGGTGGTAAAGGCGGCGGAATGCCAGGAGGTACATTAGTTGGGTTTGGTCCTACTGATATGCCTATTTATTCTAATGACCCTAATGCAGTTCCATACACAGGTCCATCTATGGGCGGATATTTTGTAAATGGAGTTCCAGGGCAAAGACCAGTACAACAGCCTGTAAGTGGAATGGGCGGTAAGGGGTTTAATGCTCCAATTAGTCAAATGCCTACACAACAACAGCTACAACAAGCTCAACAACCAAACCCATACTTAGGTTTAGCAGGGCTTGTAGGTCTAGGCGGCGCAACTCAAATGCCAGGACAACAAACTCAAAGTCCATATATGACACAAAATATAACGGGTCCAGGACAAATGATGGGGGTAAATACTCCTCAACAGATAGCAGCATTTAATGCAATGAATCCGCAACAACGTCAAGCGGCAGTGGGGTAAACCATGAGACCTTCACGCGGAATGGGCTGTATAGCCAAAGATAAAATGCCAGGGGCTAAGGGCAAAACTATTGTGCGTAAAGATAAGCCTCAGTTTGTAAAAGAGTACAAAAAGGGCGGGCAGATCAGGAAGGTTAAATAAAATGGTTGCTTGCTACATGAGTTTTATTACAGGTATGATGGTTGGCGTTGAGCTAGCTGACTACGAGGATAGTAACTTTTTAATTATTGATTTGTTCATTGTGCAAATTATGTTTGAGTGGGAAAAAGGCTAATATGGCACTTATAACAACAACATCTGGCGCATCTAATTTTAACTTAGATATTAACAACCTTGTAGAAGAGGCGTTTGAACGTTGTGGATCTGAGCTACGTACCGGATATGATCTTAAGACTGCAAGACGTAGTCTCAATTTACTTACAATCGAATGGGCTAATCGTGGCATTAACCTTTGGACTGTAGAGCAAGGTCAAATTGTATTAAGCCAAGGGCAGATTATGTATGCACTGCCTATAGAAACTATTGACTTATTAGACCATGTAGTGCGTACAGGCACGGGTCAAAACCAACAAGACATTAACATCACACGTATTAGCGAGTCTACATATATCACGATTCCTAATAAAAATGCCCAAGGCCGTCCTATTCAAGTTTGGATTAATCGTCAGTCAGGGGCTACAAACGTAACGACAGTAACCTTATCGGCAAATATATCGGCAACAGCTACAACTATCCCAGTAAGTAATGCAGCAAACTTAGCTTCTGCAGGGTTTATTACAATCGGCACAGAAACTATTGGTTATACTAATGTAAGTGGGAATGACTTACTTAACTGCGTTCGTGGACAGAACAATACAACAGCAGCATCTCATTTATCAGGCGCAGTACTATCAGTAACTAACTTACCATCAATTAACGTATGGCCTGCCCCAGAGCAAAACGATTACTACACCTTTATTTACTATCGTTTACGCCGTATTCAAAATGCAGGTGACTTGGGTACTAACACGCAAGATATCCCATTCCGCTTTTTACCGTGTATGGTTGCAGGGTTAGCGTATCATTTGAGCCTTAAGATTCCAGAGGCGTTGCCTAGAGCAGAGATGCTAAAAGCACTATACGAAGAAGCGTTCCAACAAGCGGCAGATGAGGATCGTGAGAAGGCTTCAATTAGGTTAGCCCCTAGAATGCAGTTCTACTAGGAGTAAGTTATGGCTAGTAAGTTTTCGAGTGGTAAATATGCTATCGCCCAGTGCGATAGATGTGGGTTTAGATATAAGCTCAAACAACTTAAACAGTTGGTAATTAAGACTAAAAATGTTAATATTCTCGTATGCCAAGAATGTTGGGAACCGGATCAGCCGCAGTTGCAATTAGGTATGTACCCTGTAAACGATCCGCAAGCAGTGAGAAACCCGAGACCAGATTTAGGATACTACCAATCAGGCTTAAACGGGTTGCAACTAACAGAAACAACAGGGGTTAGCCCAGATGCAACAGGCGTACCACTACAAG